GGCATTACCTATCTTTTACAATAGGATCTCCGTTCTGCTTAACACCAACAAGCATCTTATCCATCCCGACAAAAGCAAGCGTATGCTGGTGGTCGCAGCTTCTACATATAAGATATGGCCCTTGTTGGATTGGCGAATGATAAACACCGGAAGCACTTTTCTCAGATAGTTGTTTATTGATTTTGGTAAAGTCAGGGAATTGTACAGGTTGAGCATTTAGTATTTCCTCCTTAAATTCCTTGTTGTCGTTTTCCATTCTTAATCTTCTCCTCTACTTGAGCGACTGCTGTTTCTACGGTTAAGATAATCTTTTCTAGCTCATCAGCTATTGCATTAGTAGTAATAGTAAGACGGCCAATTTCTTCAAGTGATTTGTTAGGTATTGCAGCCTGTAATGGTTTGCCAGAACGGTATGAATTAATGGTTGCTTCAAAGTCTTTTTTAATTAATTCCCATCCTGCGTGTGAGGCAAGTGAAGCATAGGTATTAATTATTTCTTCTTCTTGTGCAACAAAATTATCATCTTCTTCAATATGTGGTTCTTGGTATAGGGCTTCATCAAAATTAACTTTCATGTTACCCCGTATTGCTGATTGTCCTCGATTCATAGCTGACTATTCCTTATCTTTGCCATTGCTTGTGCTATTTCTGGATCACCAATGCTCATAGGACCTTGTGGCTGACCCATAGGTTGTCCCTGACCCATAGGTTGTCCCTGAGCCATTTGTGGGGGCATAGGAGCTGCGTTTGGTGCTGGAGTTGGTACTTGACCCATTTGTGGTTGTACTGGCTGTTGTGGAGCCTGCATTCCGTTCTTAGCGTTTTGTAATGCAATCTTAGATTGTGTTTCCATTTGCATCTTAGCTTGTTGGTATTGCAAAAAGTCGTTTGGATCTATGTTAATGCCGGCTTGTTGAGCCATTTGTGCTGCACCAGACGGTGGTAAGTCTTTAATATTAATGTTTTCACGTAGACTTTCTTGTGGTCCTTGCTGTTGTCCTTGTTGTCCGGGCATTCCGGGCTGTCCGGGTTGTTGTTGAGGTAGTGGTTTAAGCAAAAGTTTAGTATCTCTCATACCACCAGTCATAAATAGTTCTTTGTAGTACTCGCCATAATCAAACATTAGTCCAGCTTGTTGTAATTGTGCGTCCATAATGCCAGGATTTGCCATTAATGTGTTGTGAATCTCAAGAAGTTGGGCGTGTTTTTCGTCCATATTTTGTTTGTAAGTAGATTTAGCCTTAATTTTGTAGACATAGCCCTTTTCGTTCTTAATTCGGCTAGGTTTAATAGTAATTTTGGCACTTTTACCATTTTTAGAAAGCTTAATTGCGTCCTGAATGTCAGGATACGTGGCTGCAATCTGGCCAATTTCTTCGTTAAACATAAATATTTCAATAGGATTGTCGTGTTCTATATTGTTTACAAGGTCAATCATGCCGTTAAACAGCTCTTCGATAGCTTTGTCCATAAAATTGGTATCTATTTCATCACGTGTGGATTGACTAGCATTCTGAGCTTGAATAGCTTGTGGAGTTTTACCTTGTGTTGGTGTGTTAGATTCAGCACTAGCTCGTGTAGTAGTTTGACCTGTAATGTTACTCATTATGCCTTGAAGCATTTGGAATGTAAGGTTGTTGTTGCCGTCTACATCTGGGAATTGGTGGTGACTAATGTCGTTAGGGTTAGATACAAGCCATTTAGCACCCGGTTGAAAGCGTACAGATGGCATTACAACATTACCGTTAAGTACTTTAATTGGTGGGTAAGTTCTAAGCTTTATACCATCTACAAGAAGGTTTGTAACAGTATCAATAGCGTACTGAGCGTATCGTCCTTTTTCCATGTCACCAAGTCCAATAACTGAATCAAGTGTTGGCATAGCGTATTTAAGAACAATAGGAATCTTGCCGTTTTTGTGTGGGTTAGGTATGTTACGGATTACGATGTTACCAAAGTCAGGTAGAAAATCTATCCAACGTCCATCTTCACCAGCTTCGTATTTAGTAACTACTTCAATTTCACCAGTATCGGTAAATACAGTTCGCCTTCGGAATGTCCACATTGGGTTGTGTCGCAAGTAATCATCATAGCTAGTTGGTCGTGTCTTACCTTGTTTAGTTCGTTCTAGCACTTGAGCAATAGCGTCAAGGTCGTAATCATTAACTTCATTTTCTACAAGATCTTCAAGGTAATCTCGACTAATGTAATTAGACACAAACGCAAAATCACAGTTGTGCATAGAGTATCGTCCCTGTTGTGGAAAGAAGTTTCTAATAGGCACTAACCAGCAATCTGGTCCGGTGTAATTTTGAGTGTATGTCCAGTCGTAGCACATTGGCATCGTACCGTAAACATTTGAATACATATCCCATAGGAATAGTTTAGTTTCTAAATCATATTGGTATGTTGCATTTGGATAGATCCACTTGTGTAAAAGCAGGTCCATTAATTGCCCTTTACCTTGGTCTTGTAAGCCATAGGATTGAACTGTACCGTGTGGCAAATTGGCCATTACACGCCCAGCACGTTCTATAACAATGGTAGATAAGCTACCTTCACTAAGTCTAATTTTAGAGTTATCAGGGGTTCTGCCTTGGACAAATAGTAAATCTTCGTATTCATCCCAGTCGAGGGACATGTAACGAAGTGCTTGTTGGGCTACTTGGAATTGAGATGCTAACATTCCTCGAAGTTGAGGGTCACCGCCAATAACATTGTCGGACTCTTCAAGGTTTTGCATGCGGGTGTCATAGTCGGCACCCTTGCGGTTTTTTATCTCATTGAGAAGTCTAGGTTGTTTCTTATCCAAAGCAAAATACTCCCTTAATTTAGGAGTACCTGCTTTGCCTAGGCTCAGTACTGGTATGTATTATAACAATTTGTTGGTGTATTCGTCAAGTAAAATGTGTGATATGTGTCCCTTGTTATACGTGAGTGTAAACGTACGTGCACCAGTAAAGTTATTCTTTTCGGTAGTTTCCATTTCCTGTGCAACTGACAACTTGGCTATTTCATCTGTTGGGTATTTCTTTTTAATTGACTTGCTAAGAATAATTACTTTAGGTTGGCCTTCCATGTATTTAATTTCAAGTAAGCTGTGCCCAAACTGTACTTCTTCGCCGTGGTCTATTAGTTCTTTACCAACTTCAGCCCACATTTTCCAAAAATCATCGTGATGCATTAAATCGCCTTATTTGATCTTCCATTTCCATGTTGTTTCTAATAAGTTCGCGATAACATTGTTTAATAGCATCTACAGTTCCGGCACAAGATCCGGCAAACGTTCCTACTTTTATTCCTACACCACCATCATTAGATACGACAACATTGTCAGCTTTAGGACAAAGTTTTTTAATATCTTCTATAGTCATATACCCTCCTATCTATAGAATCCGTTTTTATCAAAGCCATCGACAGTTGTACCGTTGTCAGCATGGCGGTTAAATCTACTTGTTGATTGTTGATTATATGAATCGAATCCTGAACGTGCATATTCAGGAATATCGTCATACGTTGCATTATTGCTAGTTATTTGGTTTTGTTTAACAGATACTGCAAGGTAGCGAAAAGCATCAGCCCCGTTAGAACTCCAATCATGAAGTGGTTTATTATCATACACCCTCGTTTCTTCGTTATACTTTCTATGGTAATTTTTTAAGCAAGCTATGCCTATTTCACATTTCTTTTTATCAAAATAACATCGTTGAAGTAATATTCTTGTTGCATTAATACCATCTTCAATTTTAAGTTTAGGTGCTACACGGAAATTTATTCCGAGATTACGAGCTGTTTCTACACGACTAAGTCCGCTGCCGAACTCTCGTACCTTGATGTCGTGTGGTGCAAAGTGTTCGCCGTACACGTAAGGTTTGTTTTGTAGAACTTTAATGTAGTGGTCAAGTCCTTTACCATTACCCTCGTAGTAGTCTATGAGATTAACCTTATCATTAATAAACTGAGCAAACCAAATTCCAGTAGCGTCACCAACACCAAGATCCCAATAAGTATGAACAGGGTGTTCCTGACGATAAGGTACCTCTCCAATCCTATCCGTTTCTTCGGCAAGTGCAATGAGATCACCGTAATAAGAACCTTGAATCGGCTCATCAAACGAACACATAAACTCTTGATTGAATAGTCTTTCATCACCATATAATCCTTTATATTCCTTTTTTATTTCATCTAACTCTTGATCGCTAAACTGTCCTGCATCTTTTGCCGTGAGATATGATACAAACCAACCGTTTTTCATGCCTTGTTGGTAAAGTGTACGTGCGTGGTTATCTCCACGAGGAGTAAAGTTAAACCACATAAATCCTTTGTTTTCAACTACAATCGGTAGCAAGAATCCAATAATGTTTGGACTCATAAGTGAATACTCACTAAAGACTATCCCAGCTGGGTTTGTTCCAACAATACGGTTAATGTCTGACGCACCTATGATTTGGAAGATTGAACCATTATAAAGTTCTATAAGCATTTGCTGTTGATCGGTACGCTTTCTAAGTTCTTGTGGAATATGGTCCATTGTTTTAAAGCCGTTGGAGTCAAGGTTGTCCCACAACGCTTTACGCCCTTGGTTAAACTCTGGAAACACGTAATAGTAATTGGCAACACGTTTAAGCATTTGTATAAGCAACGCATTAATCATAGTCTTGTCTTTACCATGACGACGTGGCCAAACAATAATAGCTCGGCTTGCTGGTTCGTCTTGTACAGCTAACCAGAATTCTTTTTGGTATTCCCGGGCTTCGTATTTATATGGGATAGTTATATCGGCCATCTAATCTCTTTCGTTTAATTACATGATTCTTAATGCAGTTCAGTACTAACGGATTGTAAACTTCAAAACAAAGTGGACATTGCCATCCTATGTATGGTTTAAGAAAATGTTTTTCTAATTCATTCTCTTTTTTGTCTTTAAATATTTCTGCTAGGTCTTCTTCAATGCTCATAGTTTCTCCAAGTAAAATTACTTTTGTCAAATGGATACACACCAATATCTCTTTGCTTTGCATCTACAGGATTTCTAAACACACTATTGTTTACCCAAAAATCATAATAGTAAAGAATGTCGTCAATAAAATAATAGCCTTTACTCATTGCTCCAGCCTTGTGAGCTAATGTAACATCGTCACTTATGTTTGGTTCGAGTTTGAGTTGTTTCATTATGTCAGTGTTAAACAAACACTTGATTGAATAATAATCACCACTAGCTTCTTTGTCTGATGTAATCTCATGAAACTTGCCGTCATACGTCATTAAAATTTGGTAGCCAATGTAATCTATTCCATCTCTAAGTTTATCTTTTGAGTACGCTGCTTTAACTACTTGCTCAACATAATTAGGTGATAAGTAATCATCATCATCAATAAGTGCTATAAAACCTTTTGGTGCATCAGCTACAATAGAATTAAACTTATCGCTTTGTTTACCCCACCCATCTGCTATGACAACTTCTACTTTATCTTTGTAGAGTTCTAGTTGATCGTTTAGAGAAAATAATAATCGAGTTAATAAACTTGCTCTTGTAGGTATGGTACAGACAGCAATTGTAATCATCGCTTACATCCAAACTTACAAAGCCCAACAGAGTAATTGTGTTTACAAACTTTAATTTTACGCGACGCAAGTAAAGTATTTAAATCTAATTGATTAATTTTTGGTGGACGTTCATCAACGTGTTGAATTAAAACAACGTCAGCTGTATCAGTTTCTTTTTGTTCATTAGATTCCCCGTTCTCTAATTGTTCATCGAGTATTGCATTGAGATGCTTACTTAACCACTCAGACTTATCTTTCAAGTCTTTCCAGATCTTTAAATCTTTCTTTCTAACGTAAACCGTTACTTGTGGCATACCCTACCCATAAATTAAAAATTTATTTTATAGTATACATTATACTATATGGTTTTGAGTATGTCTAGACGTATATAAGAGTAATGTTGTCAGCAGCAGTTGTGACTACTGTAAGTCCGTTGGAGTAGCGTGCACCTATCTGGAAACCAAACGTTCCTGTACCAGTACCAAATTGAGTAATGATTGTACCGGATCCTGCAGTGTTGTCATACACCGTAACTGTTCCAGTGGTTGCTTTACCAACAATAATTGCTACGAGAACACCAGGACCTGTAACAAGAGTTGTAGTGGTTGCTGTACTTATAAATTTATAGTTACCTATTGTTAAGCTAGCAGCTTCATAAACTCCACTAGTTCCTACTTCTATCTGAGCATTAACCGAGGGGGTGTCTGTAATGATCTCTGCTGGTGTTACTGTTACTGTTGCCACTTTTATCTCCTGTTTTTTTTCTTTTCTACATTATAACACATTTGGGGCCTTACACGAATATAAAAAATATTTTTGGGGGTCTTAATTACTTAACTAGTTGTGTGTTTCTATACAATTGTATTCACCCTAATTACTAATAATTCATTTACCTAAAGGGTGGTTACGGGACACCCTACCTACTCTTCTTTTTTTTCTTTTTTTTTTTTCTTTCTCTGTTATATAAGGTTACTTGCTTTATATGCAATAATGTTGTGTTATAAGTAACAGAGGTAGTAGCTATAAGTAGTTATAGCTTTTGAGTGTATGTTGTACCTATATGAGTAATGCATGCATAGTCTGTGCTCACTAGTTCGAACGGCACCGGATCAAGGTAGTACTACACTTTATAAGTTATCCACAAGTAACCTCTGTTTTATCCTATTATTTTATCAATTATACTTGACATTAGTTATATGTTTTGCTATACTTATAATAGTTAAGAGTAAAAGACTTAACTACACCAGCAGTACAGGTATAGTACAACAGCAATAACTACAAGCATTGTCTACTCTGTATATAGGTGGTATCGAACCTTAAAAAATTAAACTACAAGTATATAAACACTTTTTTTGAGTGAGTGCTGATAATGAAAAAAGTCTTAATCTCACAAGTTTTATACAGCGAAAATACACGTAATAGCCAAAAATAGAGCCAACATCAAGTGGCGTGCTACCTAGTTTATCAATTGTGAAATAGTCGTGTTGAAGATGACAAAAGAAGTTTTATAAAAAAATAGTTTATGTTGGTGTACAGAGCATACAGAGCGTGAGTACTGATTATCAGATGAGAGCGTGAGTTACTACTGTACTAGCAAGTTTAGCAACCTTGTAAAGCTTTAAAGTCCACTTTATACAGTGGATTTTATGAGCTGTATAAGCAGTTCAATAACTAATCATAGTAAAGGAGTAAAAAACTATGACAACAGAATTATTAAGAGAAAATGTAGTATCTGATGATGTTATACATCTAGCAGATATTGGCAAGATCTTTAAAGGTGGTTACGTAGCGATAATTGAGTATCATACTTTTGCTACATCTTGGACTGATAAAAAACACTATAAAAGATTTAGGACTATGGATAATGCCGAAAAGTTTATTGATAAACACTATAAAGGAGATACAGTATATGGATTATAGAATACACGGGAACACCATATTTATAAAAGGCAACGGAATTTATGGTCACTACATGATTAATGGTAACCAAGTAAGTAAGATTATTCAACACTATTCAGGTGATGAGATTATTAAGCCGTTCCATACCATAGGTGAATTGCCTACTAATACAGAGGCAAAACTATTAAATGAATTAAGAGAAAAAAAGGTATTATAATGACTGAAAAATTATCTGATAAAAAGCTTGAATTATTAAAGCAATGCGACGGATTGCATGATAATTTAACTCAATTGTTCGAATGCGAAAGCTGTTCGGTACTATTCGATAATTATGATGATGTTCGGATATGTACTATCTGCAATAACCCACTTGATATGGACTGTAACGAAAAAATTCAATCGGGTTGGTACTGTTGCGATAACTACTATTGTAGCGAAAAATGTTTGAATAAGTCTTTAGATAATGAGACTTGGCTTGAGCATTACGACGACGACGGGGACTGTTATTGGACAGAGTGGGAATTATAAATTAAAGGAGTTTAAAAAATGGAATGCCAACAATGTAAAAAAGAACTAACGGACTTACTAGCATTATTTACTAAATATCAAATATGTAGTAAATGCGTTAAGAATAATCATAAAAAAGTAGTAAATAAATAGGGATCTAGCTTGCGAGCAACGCCACTAAAACCACTGGTGCTAGTACTCCAGAAAAAGGAAAAACAAAATGAGCGAACACCCAGTAAGTAAGTGGGAATTAATAATAATAATAATCGGTGTACTGTATATCACTATACGAACACTACAAGGAGTATTTTAAAATGGATAAATTAAGAAATAAATTATGGGACTATTTATTAGATACCGGACTTGCAAGCGAGGAAACTTTAAAAGTGGTTACAGATATCAACGGATACAGTTTAAGCACACTTGAGGATGTATTATACGCTACAACAGGTTACAGAAGTTTAGATCAGATTGGTGCCGAGGAATAAATGACACGACCAGAGTTATATAACGGAAATTGGCATATAGTTAAGCGACACGCTAAAACAAACAAAATAGTTGCTATAAGTGAAAAAAGTTACAAGTCAAGGGGCTATGCTAAAAATGCTTTTATGCAAGGTATGCAAGGATATTTACAAAATAGTATGCAATTTACAAGAGTAACAGAAAAATATTATGGGGGACAAAATGGATTATAAATGGCATGTAGACTTTTATGCAAATGGGGAGCTTAACACCTCAGGCGAATTGACAAGCGAACAGATAAAATTAGTAGTTAAAACAATAGATACTTTAAAGGAGTTAAAATAATGGGACGATATTACAATGGCGATATAGAGGGCAAATTTTGGTTCGGGGTACAGAGTAGCACGGACGCAAGTTTCTTCGGTGGTGAAGAATTCGAGCCAAATTATGTTGAATATCAATTTAGCGAGGACGATATGCCAACAATTAAAGAAGGATTAAAAACGTGCAAAAAAGAATTAGGGGATTGGCTACAAAACATGGATAAGTTTTTCAAAGAAGTAAATGGTTATAACGATCAGATTATTGAAGAACACGGCTATAATGCTCAGGAATTTAATAGCAAATTAGAGTGGTATGCACGTTATCACTTAGGCAAAAAGATTTATGATTGTGTGAAAGCAAAAGGCGATTGCACTTTTGAGGCTGAACTATAATATGGACTACAAAATTCAAATAACACTCAGAGATCAAACAGTAGTTACAGCTCATAGCGATATGGACGCATTAAACTTAGCTGAGGAAGTTTTTAAAGAAAATGGTTACGATATAACAAACGCTGATTTGGACATTTTAGATGTTACAGATGCCGGGGATTATGACGACAGCGACGAACTTAAAATGGAGAATATGTAAAATGGTTGAAATGAAAAAGTATAAAGTTATTGACTTGCAAAACATGGACTTTATGGGCAATACGTGGGAAAAGCCCGAAAGTTTAAATAGTTTACGCAGTCGCTTTTGGTCGCTTGATGAGGCACGAACTACTAAATATAAATACTTTACTGCTGATTATATACAAGAAACGTGGCAAGTAGAGTTTGAAAGAGCTAAATAATGCTAGATTTTATTTTTGGCTTGATTGCCGGCTTAATCTTATGCGATTGGGCAAAGCTACGGATCGAGAGTACAGCAGGAAGGCGACTGATTAAAGCTAGTGCTAAAGCCGGGAACGTACTCGGCAAACATAAACTAAAGTACGAAAGGATTTAAAATGTATATGCATTTATTGGTTTTGACTTATGAGGGCGAGCCGTATTGGGAAGTGTTTACATCAAAAAGCGATTTTGTCGGCACTACTGAGGCAATAAAGCGAATCGATAATCTATTTAAATATGAAATGAATATGGACAAGGACGCCAGGCTTGATGTAATGAATAATTGCGAATGGAGGATTAACCGAATTGATAAAGTCGATAATTATAAAGTAGAACTAAAGAAAGTAAAATAATGGACTACGACACAGAGGGTATATTGTATGAGATTGAGGACT